AGATCTTAGTGATCCCAGTGCCCCATTTTCAGTTGGCCTGTATACGGACAGACGCACGAGCATGCTCGTGCGTCTGTCCGTATACAGGCCAACTGAAAATGGGGCACTGGGATCACTAAGATCTTTGTGCTTCCACTTGTGCTGATCATCCGACCATAGCGCAGGGGTCCTGGCTCCCTCGGTAAAATACCGAAGAAGCATAGACCAACCACCTATGGTTTTCGCAACGGATGGTGACTTGAGATCCCAAACCTTCCATTCGACCTTTTGCAAGGATCGATTGAAACGGTGGGACTTGGGTTTAGCGCAATCAGGTACTTCGCGCAAACTGGGGCATGTCAAAGACATGCTTTCATCCGGAATCTCGCCATAAACCATGACGAGTAAGCCTACGATATAATCGTAGGTGGCGTAGTACCGTCTATCAAATAATTGGTTCGCATATGCGATCCAACTAGCATAGACGTTGGGGTTGGGAGCAGATGACCAAACAGTCCGAAGACGGACTGGGGTGACATTCTTGCCCGCGAAGGCATCCATGCCACAAGACTCTCTAAAGAGTCCGTTGGTGCAACTCTTATCGCGATTGACCTTAAGGCCAAACGCTTCGAGCTGTTCGATCGCGTCTGCGGCAAAAGCCGTTGGAACGATCACATCATCTCCGTATACAAGGATGCTATCTCTAGCATCCTGGTCCGGCGCCACCGCAGTGAGAAGGCTCCATACGACTAAAGCAAGCACCGGGAAGCATAAACAGCTTCCCATAGGTGCGTACTTGCGTAAGTAGAGCCTTTCACCGGTAGGCAGCACTGTCGATGAACTCCTGCACGCCTCGAGATACACAAAAATGTGTTCTGGAAACAGCAGGCGAACTAACTCAAGACTAACGCGATCCGAGGCCTCATTGAGGTCTAGGGTAGCGTACCGTCCCGTCTCGGACCCAAGCTGGGCACCGCGGCGGTTAGGTCCTTGGTCAGTAAAGAAGACATTGAACTTTGTAAGTTCATGTTTCTCTACATGCTCAACGATAGCCTGACCTAACCCTTGTTGAACCCATTGAAAATCAACAGGTTCACATGAGATTAGTCGAGGCCCGCGAGAATCCTTCGGAACGAGAATAACTCGAGCTGGAAGATCCTCACTTCCTATATTGTCGAAGGACATATAGGAATCACACACGTGCCCAGACGACGCACAAAAATATGCATCGAACGGGTAGCAATTAGTGATCCGCTCAGACACGTTTGTCCATAGAAACTTATCCCAGAGTCGTTGCCGAGTGGCAACGGCACCAGGACCGTGACGTGGACGAATGTTGTCAGGCTGGAACCGAGAAAAGAGATTGCTAAGCAATATCCTCGCTCGGCGGATACTGGACACAGACCCGGGAATTGGCCTAAGGCCTCCTCTCGGACTTGCTCCAATATTAGTCTCCGTCTCGACTCGTTTCTCAACGATTCGACAGGAAACATCGGTAAGTTCCTCCTCAGTTTTTTGAAACTTAAGGAGTACTGCGTGTTCTTGTTCATTCGTATAGGGGAGCTCGTATTTGTAAAACAAATAGCAGACATCCCTTATGATGCGGACCGAGTCCGTGCACGGATTGGGAAGTAAACCTCCGTTAGGGTCCAATACTCGTGAAGAGAATTCACCGAGAAACCTCGGCAAAACAGACCCAGGCAGCGTTTTATAACGCAACTTGAGTAAGTCTTCACGTTGACCGGAACAAGCCTTATCAAAGGCTTTCCCTAACTTCGGTAGAGTTTTCGTGAGAAAACTACTTCCTTCGTAACGCAGTCTATCCCTCACCTTATTTAGGGTGAGATGCAGACTGTGAGTGTTGAACACATCTCCATGCGACGTACAGACGTCGCCGAGGAGTGTGGCGATGAGTTTATACTTATCTAGGCTCTTAGTGAACGCCATATGGTAGTTCTCCTAGAGCATGCACACCCTCAGCGAAACCAACTGCGTGGAAAACCACGCGTATAAGTCTACGTCTTACTACCTCTAGTTATGAAAAACATAACCAAAGTTCTCTCCAACGCAGCGGTCCCGAACGGCCAACCACCACAGTCGTGGCAGCTGACCGTCGGCCTACACGTGGACGAGAATGGACTGCCAGCTACCGGAGCATTCGACCAGCCGGGGCACGGGATACGCATTACCATTGTTCGTTCGAACAAGGGACGTGCATCCTACATCCTGACTGACGATGTTTTCTGGCTTAGCTAGGAGCCTTTCGCTTAACGTCATTCTACTCCAGAAACCTTGACCACACAAAACCGGGAATACCTCTTGTTATAGAGGTATCGCCCCGATTAGTGGTCCCTGTCTCTGAGTTGAATAGAACGGGACTTGCCTCTAACAGGTGAGCTTTATAGCCCACCTGACAAGAGACAAACAGCACCGTTACCAGTGCCGTCGAACAAAACAGCGGTCGCCGCGCCAGTAGTGGCGCAAAACGACAACACGTTAGCGACGACATTGGCCATCTCAGTACCCGACGTGAGCGCGCCAATTGGCGCATCCATGACGAAGTAGCCTGAGACAGTAACCGGAGTGACGCTGTCGACAGACGAGATGACAGTTTTGTCAAATCGTACGACAGAACGACGACGTAACTTAATCCCCGCCCCTGATTGCTGATGAGCAATTTTGAGACGATAGGATTGAGCCGGCGTCTCGCCAACCTTGGCGAACTCGGTTGAACGGTCACTGATACTAATGCGGCTGAATGAGATTGCAGCCGCGGCAGCATCCTTGACTTCATTTGTATTGAGCGTGTTTGTTAGCATGCATTAAACGGAATCTTCCGTTAGAGTATGCGCATTACCGCGCACGGGTTTTGGGTTTCCTACGCTGTGCTATCACAAGCGCGGCACCGAGACTCACTTCCTTTAATGTGAGCCCGCTCGACTGTATCGAGCTGATGCCCGGAAGGCCCACTTGACGGCGGTAAGCCGTCTCGCGGACAATCGGCATCAGTGTATTCTGGATCGGCGCAGGATTCCACGGCTCCCATGATGTATCGTCACCGGAAACGGTGACCATTATGGTACGTGAACGGCGCACAGACCAGAGGTATCTGTGTATGTTTATCACAGGTTCCATGTTAGTATATCGGAATTGATTAAGCCAACGGCTAACGCCGAAGACCCAATCAACGACGAAAGACCAGGGGATGGCGTTCCAGATAATCGCGGGGTTAATATTAACTCCAAGAGCATCTAGTAAGCCAAGTATTCGAGCATGCTCGACCTGGTAACCAGTGTAATTATAATTATACTGGATCTGTGCATGGAATGTAGTAGGTTCAGTCACGACCCGCCTGAATGCAGTGACTTGTCTGTACACACGATAGCCCCACTGCCACTGGAGATCATCCGGTGGACCGTTTGGCACGTATGGATTGGACAACTCTTCATCTAGTGCGGGGTACTCCTGCCAGTTATAGGCAAAATGCCTAACCTGGACCCTACCCTGACGTGTAATGAGATCGTTTATACGACGCTCAATACGTGACAGCGCGGCGTAAACGCCGGCTATGTCTGACAAAAGAGGCGCGATGTTAAACTGCGATTGCAGGTAACCATCAGCCCCAGTCTTGAAGAAACGGCGAAGAGATTGTTTGACGTTTGAAACGCCAAACCCCCCACCCCCAGCTTTCCTTTTGAAAAGCGAAGGGATGAAGTCTCGCACCTTCTTTAACGTCTCGGGCAGCGACTTGAAGTCCTTTAACTCTATTAAAGAGTTAATCAGACTCAACTCAGACTTAATAAGAGGAAGCATTACGTCTAAAGACTTCTGCTTTAACATATCAAGCTCAGCAGGCGGTGGTATAAAACCACCGTCCGACTGTTCTGCCTTGAACGGAATGAGGTACTGACCTGTCCTTAAGGAGAAGTCGTACTCGCCGTGCGGTCCGAACACATATGCCGGGATCCATCCGCTGTACCTGGAATAAAGAATCATTCCAAGTGGGTTAGAACCCTGATAAGGTGCAGTATACCATAAATCGGCATAATACACTGTATGAGGGAAACCACCAAAGGGAGGAGGGTTCACAGCACGCAAATGATGCTGGAAGTTTTTCCAATCTTTGTGCGACCCCTCAGAATTTGGTGTAATCTCCTCATCGCGTTTCACGTACTGTGGAACGAAATAAAAAGGCCATACCAATTGAGGAACTGGTCCGTGGGCAGGATTAGTGCGGCCGTCAATATTAAAAGAGACGGCTGCATGCTGCTCACCGTGGAATTCGGTACGATGTGCTCGAGGTAGACTCATAAACATGGACGTTGAAGATTCAACATTGGAGCTGGCGCCAACGGGGC